AGAATATGAGTCGAGAGGCGCGTAACCAAATTCAATCTTGCCATTCTGGTAGAGTGCGGCTTCGAATGTTAGCTTTATACCTCTATACTCATAACCCATTGAAGACCATTGAATAACAAATGCTTTGCCATCATTAGCGTCTTCGATAGCCGTATATTTCATTCCAAAACTATTTTCATTATATGGTTGATTTTTTGATTCAGACCTTCCATATAAAAAATCTTCTTTTTTACTAGCTAAAGTTGAATTAGTACCAGAGAAAAAAGTTGTAAATGAATCAAGATTGCGATGGGTCATCATTAGACGATCAAACCAAGGCGCAAGAAGAAGATCATTTTTAGAAAACTGAACTATAGAAGAATTGTCATAAGAACTGCTTCCGCTGGCAAGAAGTCTGCTAGAATATATCTGTTCCAGGCTTGATGTGGGTATATTATTCGGATCAAGAAGTGCCAACCATCCATGAGGGCTTGCGATAATTTGTCTATAATTTGTTCCGCTAAATGGGAAATTAAAACCCATGTCTACAATTTTTGTATTATAACCAGGGGATTTAAACTGCGAATCTGAAACTTCTTCTAAAATTTCAACGTAACCAGAACTTGAAGATAGAATTGGGCCAAATTGAGTCCAAGATTTTGGATTGACGCCCTTTAGACTCGATATTTTGCCAAAAGGGTCCGACTCAAAATTTGCTGAATATAGTGAAAAAATCTTTTCAGGAGGTGTTTTCTTGTCTTTAAATAACGACATTATCTTAATAGATCCCCATAGCTAATTGAGTCTACACCGTGCAAGGAATTTGAATAAATAAAACCTGTTTTTCCAGACTTTTGACGCGACCCTAAATATGTTGATTCTTGTCTGGGCATTCTTTTTATTACATCTAAAAGATCAGATTCATACGATCTGCTAGATTGAAACTCGTCACCTCTCGAAAGTATTTCGTCCTTAAAAGGTAAAATCAAATTCTCATCTAATGAAATATACGGCAATGAAGGACCTGCATCAACTGACTGGGATGCATCATCATTGACCAAAGTTATAAACTCACCGCTATCATAAAAAAATCTATTACTAATTTCATCAATATTATAAATGCTGACTACGTCATCTGATGATGTTCTTAGAAATAAATTACCATTACCAAATGTTGCAAAAACACCATGTGGTTCAAATGGAAAATTTATGCTAAACTGTGAAATTACAGGCCTTATTGGAAACGGCTCAATTATTCCGTTTAATATAAAATTTTCTCTTTGATTAGAATCAGAAGTTACTATAGGAAAAGTTATAGTCTGCTCAACTAATTTATTCTGACCTTGAGCGTCTATAAATTCTATTGGGTTGAAAAGATTAATTTCTTGGAAAAAATCTCCATCTGTAATTCTATTGCTGTCATTTATGCCGTAGGCATTTGGGTCAATTAGATGACCTGCAGTTCCTCCGCTTATTTTAAAAACACCGACTAGGTGGTTGTGTGACCTTATGTCAATACCTTGTCTAAACTGATCAATTGATGAACTTAAATAACCCTGCTTAACTGATTTTCTTTTTTTAGAAGTTGACTGATCGAATAAAAAGTGCGCTACATTACTCTGATTGTTGACTTTAGGTTCCGATCTATCAGAAAAGACCCTATTAGAGTAATCAACTCTTAAATCAGTTGAATAAAAGTTCTCAGTCGTATCAAGAATAATGTTTTGCTGATTCGTGTTCTGTATAGTCTGACTAAATGCAAATAGATCTGGCCATTGACTATTCATTAAGTTGTTTTGTTGAATGCTGGCCATTTAGTCTCCTAATCCTACTTAATATTGCCTATCAATTCATTAATAATAAAAAGCTTATTTGCGTTGGGTGCGAATCCTGATTTACTGCCTAGGTAATTTTCACTATGACGACTCTCTCTCTTGTGACGCTCAAGCATGTGTGATTCTATGACAAAGTTTGTACCCTTAAAACGAGTTTTTCCTGGGATTAATTGCTGTATGAAGGAAGTTATTGAGGCATCGAACCATCTAAAAAATTCTAAGAAGTTTCTAAAATTTAAATTATCAACGTGTCTATTGAAGTAGACTTCTCTTAAGATGTTAAGTTCAGGATAGTCTGAAGCAAACATATTTTCTGGTTTACCCAAAGCATCTGAGAGAGCGTCAAATGTTGAAAACATGTTAACTATGTCTCTATCAACTGCGTCTGCTAGTGAAAATTCTATTGAAAGACGTGTATCGTCAACTGGTTCTTCTCTTACAAAGCCCTCATTAGATGCGTAAGATGGTCCCAAAGTAGCATATGGATTGTCATCAATATTTTGAAGATATGTCAGGCCTCTAATTCTAACCTTTTCATCTGTCGCCGATTCATCAAAGTCGGGTGAGAGAAAGCTGTAACTCGCAATGTCACCAACAACTACAGCCTTGCTTCCAGAATCAAATAGTGTGCCGGAAATAACTAAATTATTATGACTGTGATCAACAAATATAATATTACCAAGACCATCAGCATCTCTAATGGGTTGTTTTGTTAGTGTGTCCATTCTGAGCTTATTAAAAGATCCAGTTGCTGTGGTAACAAAGTTGTAATTAATTTTGGGATCATTAACACCTGACGACTTATAATTTCTAATGTGTTCTTTCCATTCAGTTTCGTCAATTGACTTTGACCAAAATCTAAGATTTGAAGCGAGCGTGTTTAGTGTTGTTGTTCTTGCCTCGGAAGGATTTTCAGATGTATTATTTAGAAATGGATGCAAGATAGACTGCGGGAAGCTTTGTTCCCCGAAGCAGATGAATGATCCTGACGCATTAAAAGAGCCAGAAAGAACTTCAAAGACATTTGATTCATTTGATGATTTTTCACAAAAGAATTTAGAAGTCGTATAGACTTCATCAAGTTCTCCGCCATTTGATTTTCCTACACGCAAGTAATAACTTGATGAAAGATAATTTCCCTCAAATTCATCGTTTCTTTTTCTTCCAATACTAACATTCCATCTTTCGCCATCAAATATTCCTAGATCTGGCAAATCTAAAGATAGTTCTAATGTGGGTGAAGTCACAGAAACACCTGGGCGAATATATGCCTTAACTTTCGACAATGTTGTTTCTGATCTTTGATTTGCAATTACGTTGGTAATTAGACCGGGCTCCGAGTATGCATCACTGCCAGTAACTATCAAGCGCATCAATGACTGAGTGGATAGTTCAAGGTTTAGAGGATCAAGTTTATTTCTTGGAAATTTATATGAACACTCAACAGTCCATGATCCTGATGTTAAAAGGCCATCTGATGGAACTGTTGTTCCAATTACTCGATTTAAACTATCTTTAATAAAAGACCCAGAGATAAGAGGAAATCCTGGTTCTACCCTTGACGCTGAAAGAGGCGCCGATATCAAGAAGGATGAACTTAGCAAGTTGACCGAAGCTATTGGTTCTTGTTTTTTATTTCTTGATGATCCTAAAAGCTTTGTTGTTGGTCCGCCATATTCTCTTATTTTTAAGCTGTTGTCAGGATCGATGCCGACAGACCTTAGAAAAGATTTAATACTGTGAATTGTTCCCTTAGATTGAACAATATCACTTAAATTCAATATTAATCTCCTTAGAATCTGTGCATTAACATTTTTGAAAGATATTCCGCTTGAATAGTCAGTAGTTTCACCATCACTATCGTCTGAATAATTTAATAGATTAGCGTGGTTAAAGAATGTCGGAATATAAAATCCATAACTTTTTACAATGTCATTTAAGAAATTATCAGGAACAGTATCTTCATCATAGCCTATTGTTTTTAGCGTACCAAATGAATCAACATACATCTTTATGTCATCAAAAAACTTAGCCCAGATGTATAAAAATGTCAACATCAAATGTGTCGAGCCAAGCTTTCCTTCACCAGGTATTCCGCTTCCACCATACTGATCTCCGATATTGCCGTATTGGTTAAAAAACCCTCCGTCAGAAGCTGCTTCTAGAAAATAATGCTTAGGCACTAAGTTAACAATAAAATTAGGATTTGCAGCGTCGTATAAGCTGGCAGAAACTAAAAGATTTGCATTAAGCGTTTTTACTTCACTATACGCGGGAAAGAGCACTATGCTGAATTCTTTTTTCTCATTCTTTATTGGATTATACGGATCATTTTTTGCATTTACTCTCAATGAACCTGTAAAGTTATTAATTTGGGCGTGCAATGAATTGCCTGAACTATCTAATACAATTGAATTGACAGACTCAGATTCATCATTTTCTGATAGAAGGGGAGGAGGTTCATTAAACCTATAATAAAGTTTTAAATCGGGAGTTGAGTATATACCGCGTGTTGCGTAAAGCTTTTGTTGACTTAAGTCTCTTATGCTATGGAATATTCTTAGTTCATCCATAGTCCCACTAAGTGTCTGGTTGGGAGTAACAAGTGTAGAATTTGAGTAAAACGAGCTTCCTGATCCTATTACAAAGTCTGAATTATCTGTTGTAAATTTTCCGATATTTATGTAATTCGACTGTTCTATTAATTTTTGATTATGAAAAAATTGCAAAGAAGTCAGGGGCTTAATATTGTCTCTGTCCATTACTAAACAGATATGATTGTACGAACCTTTCTTGAGTGAAGCTGAAACGCTTGCTCTTGTTGAACCCGAGCATATAGAAAAAATAGCAGTTGCGCTAGTTGTGGATGTGCTCGTTGAGAGATAAAGCGTGAATCCATCAACATTTGATGATTGTTTTTGAAATATGACTTGCGTGCCGTTGACTACGGAAGGTAGATATAATTGTGCCTCAATAGAAAATGAGCTTGAGACATTCTGATTAATAATTGTTTCACCACTAGAATTTCTAGAAATTTCTGGGTATAGATAACCTGATTTATCTTTTACAGATATCCATGCGCCATTAATACCGGGCTCTCCTGTTTGTGTTCCTGAAAAATGCAATGCACCCGACCAACCTGGGAATTGATCGAAAATCCATTTTTCATAACCAGTCAGAGAATTAAGAAATTTATCTACTTCAGACTTTGACCCGTCAAAAGGAAACCGATTAATTAGCTGATCAAACGCTTCATTTACTTTGGCCTCAGCGGAAGAAAAAAATGTATGATTTTCAAATTTCGACCAGTCAACTTTTAGCTGTTGTGTACTTTTTAGGGGGTACGAAATAGGATCATACTTAAAAGTTTCATTTGGATCATTAAAATTAACTCCTGGATTTTGTGCAACTATAGCTGCTTCAGAAGCTTCAACAGGCTTTGAATCTTCTAGGATTGATTTTATAAAAGCCGCTGACTTTAATAGATCTTTTTTAATAGCCATTGTAAGTTATTCACTTTATTCTAAATATTGACGAAGCATTTTGGTGAATGGTCTTTACGCCATTTATCTTGGTCATGACATCGATCACATATGTTCTACCGACTGTGAGTGAGTCGGCCTTTAAGGTAAAAAACATACCGTCAGCATCACTTGAAACTCTTGTCGAGTTCTTTTCGTCGTCAAAAGGAATGACATTATCATTAGTTTCTACTTCTCTTATTGAATAGAAAACATTAGATAAAACAATGCCAGGATTATCTACGGGCAATTTAACAAGTTTAATCTGTGAATTGCTATCGTCAAATATGAATACTCTAACAGATATATCTTGGTTTGAGGTATAGCTTTCATCTACGCCCGTTACGCTAATTCGATAGAATTTTTTCTTATTTGCTGAAGAAGTCCTAACGGGCTTTTTCATCTCAACTTTGCTGCCTGAAACGAACACAAGTGAAGAATCATTCGACATCCATACGGGAATAAATTTAACCGATCCTGATTCAGCGATTCTTGCAGCTATTGTCTCGTTAGATGAAGAAACATGAACAGTTGCTGTATAAGTTCCGCTGACAAAATTATTACCTAGTGAAAATTGGGATCCCGTAAATGTTAGTGAATAGCCCCCGGTTTCTGTGACAAGCTTTAATTTTAAGCAGTCATTTCCCGACAAAATATTACTTGCAGACTTAAGATCTTGCAAGTCACCTTTGATATAATTGTATAAATTAATTTTGCAATCGGAATCAAAAGTTAAATTTTGTGTATCGTCACTAATAGAATCATCAAATCCAAAAATTAAGCTGGGTCTTTTTAGCTCATTATAAGCGTGTCTACTGGCAAATCGTTTTACAAAATACGTCTTATTATCATTTTCAATAGTGCCAGTTAGAGTTATTCTAAAGCCTTGATCGGGTAATTCTTTGGTTATTGTTGCAGAAATTATTTCTGTGACATCTACTAATAAATCTTCTGTGCCAAGAATAAAAGTTTGATTTGCTTCTGTGCTGCCTATTGATGTTGATCCGGTGATGTAGTCACATGTTTGAGAAGCGCCTCCTGCGAGTTCACACCCTTCAGAATTCCACAGGGTTCCCCTGGAAGACGATAGCCAATTAGCTGCATCAACATCTGAATAATATACGAGATCTTTGCCTAGTCCTTCTTCAAATGACGCAGATAGTGGAAAAACACTGACGGTAAAGTTATTAGGCGTAGGTTGACCGCCATAGACGTCTTTTAAAGATAGCCTGCAGAAAAAAGATGAGTCATTTATGTCAATATTTCCAGAAGCGTGAAGACCCTTAATATCTGTGAGATCGAATTGAATTAAAATTCTAGAAAGTTCATTAGTAACACCTGCACTTTCAGGTGCCACGTCATGAAGCTTAAAGATGTCTAGCGTCCCAGCCTGACCTACGTTTCCTGATACTTTAGACTTTGCACCAACAACTTTGTTAGTTATGTATGCATCTTTAATGGCATTAAGTTTTCTATACATTTGAAATTGCTTTTCCTATGATGTTGACGTCAGGATATCTTACTTCAAAAATTCCACCTTGCGGTGGGTATATAATCTGATTTTTTGTATTAGCACCTACATCAAAGACAGTTTCAGAATATTGTCTATTCTTTACAACTCCAAATAGATTTCTAATTGCAACAGAGTCGACCCCAACTACACCCTCTTGTGCGTAAATTGTGCTAACAACGTCTGATTTGATTATCGGTTGATTAATGTGGAAATTTTTTATATTAAATTGATTTTGTAGATTTTGTATTATTGTCCTTAGTATGGTTGTCTTGTTATACCGAGGATCAACGATTACTTTAAAGTAGATTTCTAAGTTAATGACTTCTGCATCCAAGATATCAATTGAATCAGAAATCATTCTATAAGAATTAAGGTATCTTTTTAGATTAATTTTTAAAGTATCAGTCGATGTTATTAGCTTGCCTTGTGGCGTACGGGATATTACGTAGAGCCGAGAAGCAAGCGGATTGTTTGGGTTGTTATTAACGGCTGCTCTAAATACTCTTCCAAAATTTGAAGGCATTGTGTAAACTCTTGCGAGCAAATCTTCTTTTGTAACAATTCTCTCTTGTGAAGACTTGAGTGCTGGTACTAGAGACAACAGTTCTTCTTGAGTAGGGGCATCTTCACCACCCGAAGCCTGTGTTTCATTATAGACTTCCATTCCATTTCTAATCTGGAGCTGTAAGTTAAAAGCTGGGTTTTCAGGAAAATTTAATGATGTAGAAATTATCGTCTTAATAGATCCAGCAGATACATTGTGAGATAGGCCACCACCGTGTCTGTAGGTAACTGCTAATGTTGAATTTGAAGATGAGACGCCCAAGGTTGTTGTTTGCAACAATTTTTGTGGATTGACAGTTTTTCTTGAGAAAGTTTGAGAGTATAGAAGCGGTATAGCAAAATCAGATGGATCTGGGATTGCATCGTCTTCAAGAGAATCTGCTGTGCCACCACCCATAATTAATGATGTAGATCTATCAGACAGGGATGTCTGCTTGACAAATCTATACGGCGCCGGAATTACTTTAAGCGAATCTTTTACAAGCGTCTTGTCGAGATTAACGTTTATCGTATTTTTATACACGACATCGTGTGAAAGATTGTCAACTTCGTAATATATGTTTCCCTTGTCATCAGAAACAGAGACTATGTTTGTAACATTAGGATTTGTTAGACTTAATCTTCTAAAGGGAATAAAATCTCCCATTTTAAAAGTTTCAGTTGTTTGAGTTCCTGAACTGCATATACCTGGCAGCTTAAGAATCTTTGTGACTATTAGACCGTTGATTCTTCGGCCGTTTGAGACTACAACATTCTCATTAAGTTCAATTGCATTTGTTGCAGAATTTCTTTGCCAAAAGTTTACATCTTCTACAAGAGTAAATCTTGTACCATTATTAGCTTTGAGTACAGTGTTGGCTTCAATTGTCGGCAAAAGTGTAGGATCCGGATTTAGATCCGTACTGCTAATTGTTGGAACTTCTATGTAAAAGTCTACAGAAACTAGGGCCGGAGCTGCACCTACTATTTGTATTCCGGCATTTCTAATAGTCTGCTCTATATTTCTTGTTTCGACGACTGTATCATAGTTAAGCTCTCCATAAAGATGGTCGAGGTAAAAAGAAAGATTGTCGCCAACATAAGCAGCCATGTCAAGAAAGAGTCCGCCTAGCGATGCTTCAGAAAAATCTTGTATTTTATCGGGATAGTATCTACGTGCATAGTCAAGTAGAACTGTTCTAAAGCTATCAAAGTCTCTAGCGAGAAAATTTCTTTGTCTGACCGACTTTAGAGCTTGTTTATTATCAATTAGAGCCATTTAATCACCGTCTATAATTAGAGTTTTATTTAAATTACATACAAAACAATTTGAATAGCACGATCTTGCTCATCAATTGCAGGAATGCTGTATGTGATGTTTAGTTTTATAACTGCTGTATTTTTATTCTCTGTTCTGTCTATTACAGACTCAAATGTGCCGAGCTGTACGAATGGCATCCATCTTTCTACAGCAGTTCTAATTCTATTAATTGCCTGATTATCAAAATTAACTTGTGTAGAATACTCAGTCAATAATGGTCTTAGATTAGCACCAAAGTGATATTGGCCTAATCTTTCACCCCAATTAGTCAAAACAAGATTTCTTAGATTGTCTGCTAACTGATCTGAGATGCTATAGTTCATGGCAAAGATGCTCTCTCCTAGATCGCCTAATTCTAGGGGAGTTTTTATGCCATAAGGAATCTGCGTCGCCTGAATTTCTTCAACAGCTTGCTGTTGCTGGGTCTTTCCTACGCTTTTAAAACTATACGTCGGCATATAGAACTAATTATAGCACTTACCAGCAAACCCAATAATTATTGCCGCTCGCGGGATCTTTCTGCTCTTTTTCTGCTCTATTTGGGCCTCGGGCTGACGGCCTAATTCTATAAACTATTTCCTCTTTTGATAGATCAGCTTCTACGTGACTCCTATAAGGATTAAAATGGAGATGGTCTTCGTGTGTTGGATTAGGGTCCAAATTAATTTTTATCAAATTTGAATCTTTTAAATTTTTCTGTTTTTTTCGCCATTCTTGGTAATAACTATATGCTTTTTTGCCTATTTCTGCACTTCCAACATATTGTGAAATAGCATCAACAGATTCTAATGGTTTATTATCTTGTCCCTTTAGTCTGCCTTTTTTTGCTTGTTCAGACGTGTAAACGCACATAAATCTAAGAAGTTCATAAGTCGTAGCCCAGTCATATAAATCTTTGTTTACTGCTTCGCCTGGTAGTGGTCTAAAGGGTCTGTCACCCATTAATTCTCGAGGTATACCCGCGCTGCGAGGAGATTTGCCTTTTTGTGGTCCGTCAGCAAATTTCTCACTGAAGCTGAGACCTGTAACGCGCAGACCATGCTGGTTGTTCAACGGGTTGTCAACAACACAATGACCAGGATACATTCCTGAAATTCTTTTGCCATTTTCAATCAAGGGATACGCATAGTCAAAATTCGCCCCCGCATGAGACGTGGTTCCATCTTGCCCTTGCCCAGTTCTATCTGACCAAGGAGACCATCTCCAGGCAGAATTTAATTTTCTTTTATCGTATGAGGCAGGAAGCGGTAGATCTACGTACGTATTTTTATCAAATGGTTTTTTGCTATCTCTCCTTCCACACAAATTTCCAACTTCAAGGATATAAGGCGCTGGTATAATATTTCCTTTTTTATTTAGATCGTTAAAGTGAGCTGCTGTAGCGTAAAGAAGTTCAATTATCCAAGGATCTGCAAAAAAAGTATTTCTTCCACTTTCTTTAAACACCCACTTTGCAGCATGTATATCTGGGTCTGGCAAGAAGGGCTGAAGTCGATGAAGTGGCGCATCTTTTATCAAAGACGGATCTTGTCTAGCAGCATATGGCCAAAGACGCTGATCGGCTTCTTTGGCCTGCTCAAGTGGTTTTTTGTAACCCGCCTGTACTGCTTCAGTATCCAAAATAACTCCGCCACCAACGATAGCTGTCGTAGTTGCAAAAGCCATTTGATCAGCAACCATTGTTTGAACTGTTGATGCAGCTGCTATTCCTGTAATGGGAGGAGTTTGCTGACCGGTCTCCGGACCTGTGAAAGGCTTTAATATAGGTTGTTTGACGGTCTTGCAGGATAGCTCGAATATGCTCGCAAGTGAAAAATTCAACCAGAAATCAGGCTTTGCTAATTCTACAACTAAGTCAACAAAAGCGGTTTGTACTCCCAGGTTAAGTGCTATTCCTACTTGTAGTGAACCATAAGGATCTATTGTATTAATTCCTGGGGGTTTAGAGAATTCTAAATTCATCTCTGGGAGCGATGGCGGGCTTGGTACTACTAAGCTTAATGCTTTGGAAGCTAATTTTGGAATATCTTGAGGTTTAACCTCAAGAAGCTCTAGTGCAATTGGTATAGGGGCAGCAAAAGACACGGAGGCTTCTTGTATTGAAATTGCAGGAAGAGGAGCAGGAAGCCCTAGCTTATTACCCAAAGCTAGCGGATCAAATATAGGAATCGCAAAATTAGGCTGAACATTTAATTTTTCTGCTATTGATTTAACAATGCCGTCTACCCAAAAATCGTGAAAGTTTGGGTATTTTTTCTTAAATTCTTCAATGTTATCTAGTTCATTTTTTGCCTGTTGCAAGACTGGGCCCGGTTCTGCGCAAGGAAATGGTAGCTCTATCTTACCAGTGTTTAATGCTTGCTTGAACCTCTCATAAAAGACTTTTTCTGCTTCTGGTGTTATGACAAACTTACCGTCTTCGTTCTTTTTAATAACATTTGCTAGTTCTTGTGCGCCTGCTGCCATTCCACTTTATCTCCTAATCTACTAAAACTTTTCTTGCCCACGTTCCTTGACCAGGCGCGCCAGTTCCAACATAACCCGGACCTAAAGTGTTTGAAATTGGTTGTGCAGTAACATTTCCATTTTCAGGTAGCGCGGGTGAGCATAAAAGCGCTTTGTCTGCCATGTCACTCCCTAATTTAATATAGCCTTCGTCTGATGGTTTAAAAATAATACTACCATCTGATTTTATTATTATTGCAGCAAAATCAGACGTATCATCACTTTCTTCTTTTATATCTTTGCCTTGTGCATTTTTCATAGGTGTAAAACCAGTAACAAGAATCTCTACATCAGATCGTGCTATCAGTCTAATCTTGTCAGTTTTAAGAACAATAGCAGCATCACCTGAATTAATGTTGTCATTAGGGTCAATTTTGTCACTGATTCCAAATTCTTTATTAAATTCTGTGAGACCAAAGTTGCTATCAACATTTGTCCTTTGAGATATTAAAATTCTGCTTCTGTCATTGACATAATCAAAGTCGCCTTCATTTGGAGAGAGCTGATCTTCTGACTTACCAAGTTCTTTTTTAATTTCAAAACCTTTTTCACCCTTTTTGGCATTATAGACAGATGTTGTACTAACTTCTACTCCAAACGTCTGGGCTATTTGACCTCTTCCGACAACTAGATCAATTGAACCTGCGCTACCTGTCAAATCTGTTTCAGGAAATGATGGTCTCGGTCCCTGATCTTTATTGGTAGAAAATGTTGCAATTGAATTTTTTCTATCTGTTCCCAAGACTATTAGCGTATTATTAGTTCCTTCAAAAGCAATATCACCGGGTCTTTTTTTAAATCTTGGAACGGCTTCGTATTGAGTTAACTTTCCGGCATCAGTATTTAAAACAATTTCTTCAAAATATGTTGAAGAAATAACGTTGGGTAGCAACGGTCTGTTTACGTTGTCACGTCTTTCATCATATTTAATTTGAACATCACCAAGTCTTAGCTCATACACAGGATCTGTCAATCCATCATTTTGACTTCTTTCTCTCTTTGATGCTCTATCTATTCCTGACATCGATATGTCGTAAGATCTTGGAGAGTGTGTATGATTAACATCGTCGGCATTGTGTGGCTCTGTAATTTTACACATCCAATAAGCCAGATTAATAAATGGTGTTTCAGGATCCTCAACGATACACCAGACAGTTTCTCCAGCCTTGCAGGGCAAAGATAGATGTGAAGGAAAAAATGGGAAACAGAAAAATGGTGGTTGTTCGCTATAAGCTAGCTGTGCAACTATTGTGTTTCTTGGTAAAATTGACACGTATTGCATGTTTGATATTTTGAATACTTCATTCCAAAATTCAATTTTTTTACTAGTAATAGCACTGATTGGGTCTGAAATGACTTCAAGTACAACTAATCTTTTAAAAGTTGTTTTAGGAACAGCTGCAGATCGTACGTCTCTAGCGTCTGGGAGATTTCCTTCTGTAAAAAGAGGTAAAAGATCCCTACTAAATAAATCAGGTTTTTCTTGAGTCATTTGCTAAGTAATTAATTCTGCTCTTCAATTTTTTTAAAAAGATCTTCCGGATCGATCTCTTCGTTAGTTCTTTCAGCTTTGGCAACAAGCTCTGCAAGCTTAATCAGCTGATCATTTGCTTTACTCATTTTTTCTATGTACGACGACAGAGACTTGCCATGTACAGCATGCTCTGTGCTGTCATTTTCAACAATTTTTACCAGCGAAGAAAACAAAACATATGCATTTTGTCTATCGGTAACGGCATTTTCATATATCTCTTGCCATAATTTCTTCTTTTTATCAGAGACACCATCAATTTGTGAGAGTAGATCTGAAAAGTCTTTGGCTTTTTTCTCTAAGATTAATTCAGCGTCTTCAATAGATTTCATATGACAATTATTGTGATTTTGCGTGTTCTATCTTTAATTTTTTATAATAGCTCTTTATTGATTGCATTGTAGTTGTCATTTGTTTTGGAGTAAGACCAGATAGTTCTCTCATGTAGAGAAGTATTGCACTCTTATTGAGCAAATCAATATCATCTAAATTTTCAAAAATTGTGATTATCGAATTGATGCAAGATAATTCATTTTCTGATTTGACTTTAAGCCTAATATCATACAAAGTTGTGATAATTTCTTTTCTACCAGCTGCTTCTGCATTCAAGTCCTTAAAAGGAAGATAATTAAATTCTTCGATCTGGCATGTATCATAGGATGTTAATCCGTCTGGGTCATCTAAACTAACTACCTTTTTCATCTTTTGAGCTTTTTGTTTGGTCTTTATTATCAACCAATTTTTTGCCACAACATTAAAATATGAAAAAGCGTTTGTGCCTCGCGTCTCGTCAAACTTATGTATCGTTTCAAAGAGAAAATTAACGCAATCAACCTTGAGGTCTTCATATGTGTCGTGCATGCTTGTAAACTTGTATATGTTGATTAAATTCTCAACAAGTTTTTCAAATGCAGGCATAATCTTTTCTACATAAAGTCTGTCTCTTGACTTTTTGTCTTGTTCATTTTGAAATTGAACTATTGATCTATGCGTCTCTTCATTGAAATAAAGCTTAAGATTAGTTTTTTCTTTGCTTTTTTCTTTAGGCTCTTCAAATAATTCATTAATAGTGCCCAATTCTTCAGATTCAGTCAAAGGAACTGTAACAATATCAATAGCATCGCTTGATGCTTTTTTTCTTTTTGATTTTTTTCTTTCTTTGGGCATTTTGTTAAAACATCAGTATATTAGTTTGTTTTAATTAATTTTCTTCTTTATCATCAAAATTTTTTATTATTGCAGATACAGCATCTCTGCAGTCAGTTATGTCCTTGACTAGATCTTTAACAACTGGGTCATCAAAAAATACTTCAGTTTTTGATTTAGCTTCAAGTCTTTTATGTTTTTCTTCAAGAATTTTTAAAGATAAGTCAAGCTGTTCTTCAAGATCATCTAATTTTTCAATAATTTGTAAGCTGTTCTTTGTAGAACGAACTAAAAGTGCTGTAGAACCTATAAACAGAAGAGCAAAAACACATGCAAATATTAATGAAATCATAAAATAATGCCTAAATCTTCATCATACAACTTCGATATAGACTCAAATGAATAATCTTTAATAAGCTTAGATGATAGATCTAATGCCCATTCACGAGGTATTGAACTAGAAGATTTAAATTTAGCTATTTTCTTCTTAAAGTCGTCTTCAATTGGATTTGCCCATTTTGAATTTTGAACAAATATTTCATTGTCTATTCTTGATGAATGGACATTTGAAAGATTGTAGTCTACGCTAATGAATTTTCCTTTTGCCATAAAGTCAAGATGACCAGACCAGTTAGTTGCTATAATAGGCAAACCGCTGACAGCTGCTTCAAGAATTGGAAGACCATATCCTTCCCCTCTTGTTAGTGATATAAAAGCTTTTATCTGAGGATGCCTATACAAAGATGACATCTCAGCATCTGTCATTTCTCCATGAAGTAGATAGATCTTTGGATCTTTTTTCTTCTTAATTTCTAATAGAACTGACTTGAGTGTATTTTCAACAATTTGTCTATCTATCTTTGTGTTTCGACCCATGTTAGTTTTAATTACTAGACCTACATCCGTGTCTTTAGAAAAAGTTTCACAAAACCACTTGATGGTATAAAAGATATTTTTTCTATCATTCTCTGCGTTCTTACCAGTAATCTGTCCAATCATCAAGAAATTAAAAGTTGTATCAAAATTAATACTGTCAATTTTAGTAGATTTTGTTACTAAAATTTCGTCAGGAAATGACTCGGGTACAACTTTAACTTCCGTTGTCAGCTTACCAGAGTTATTTAAGACAGAATGACAAAACTTAGAAGGAACTATAACTTTCGACATCTTGTTGCATGCATCTACCCATCTTGGATTGCATACATCTGTTTCAACAATAGCAGATACGCCGACATTAGTATTAGACATACTAATATCCCATTCATTTGGTAATTGAACCTGAATGGTAGCATCGTACCTTTGTCCGATTGGATCTACCGTTCTTTCCATAATTTTACCGATAAGACCGTCTGACGCATCTTTATTAATCAGCCACGGAGTAGCACCCCAAGGCAAAGCTTGTATGCAAACGTCAAGATTGGGTTTTGTCAAGAGCCATCTAGCAATCTGTCGAGAGTGCACACCATAACCAGATTGTGTAAGTACTGGTGCTCTAAGCAGAATTTTTTTCTTGCTATTTGTATTGATAAAAAAGTTACTATCAAACATCTAACACCTTCATTTCCCAAGTTGTGGGTTTAGTTTCTGAATTCTTCCAATTTTCAATTAAGTCGCTTAGGGTTCTATCCCATTCAGAAATAACGTTTTCTAAACTGTAGTCTCTGTGCGCATGCTGCATTGCTTTTTGACCTATCTCTTTTCTTTTATCAGGTCCCCATGAATACATTTCCATAAAAGCTTTTGACAGTGTTTCATGTGAAACAAAGTCTTCATAGATGTAGGGAATCATTAAATTACCAACCATGGATCTAACTTCTGGATCTAAAGCAATACCATATTGTTCACCAGTTTTGTAATCTTCAACTTGGCGAGTTAGTCCACCTGTCTTTATAGAAATTACTGGTTTTCCACACATCTTTGCTTCAAGTATAGGAAGACCGAATCCTTCGTTTGACGATCTATTGACAACAGTATCACACATGTTGTATAAAACATTCATGTCTTCAAATCCAATTCTATCTTTAGAGAAGACAACGCTATCACGAATTCCAAGCATATCGACGACGCTATGTAAGTTGGTACCCTCAGGGTCAAGAGGATCACAATGCATCACAATTGAAGCTTTTTGATGCCCATGCTTTTCTTTTAAATCTTGCATAAACATTTTCCAAGAAACTAAGATGTCGCTCGTCATTTTTCTTCTTGCATTTCTAGAAACATAGAGCGCTGTAAAATGATCAAGTCTCTCTGGCCCTAAAAGCCTCTTTTTGAATTGCTGTACTTGGTCATGAGGTAATTCTTTATAGAGTTCGGTAGGAACAGCGTGTGGAATATAATTTGCCTTATTAGGAAAGTGCTGCTTTACCATTTCATATGTGGGATAATTGATGCAATTAATTAAGTCAGTTGATTCATACAACACACTGTTGTAATCAGGCCACGGAGGATTGTCCCAAAGATGCCAATATGCTATTGGACAAATTTGATTAATTTCATCAATCATTTCCCAAACCCAAATAAAAAACCTTGGGTCGGTAAACAGCATCAATGCGTCTGGTCTTACTTGTGCTAATGTTTTTCTGAGCAAGTTCTTATCACCAAAGCCATCTGTCGGTTTTACAATAAAATCAGCATTGACAGCAACGGTGTCATAGTTGTCATGTTTAACGGCTCCTCCGAAACATCGAAAACTGTACTTTCCAGTGTTGATTAGTCCATTGATCAACCAACGAGCTTGAGTTCCGACACCCGACGTGCTCACTTATTTATGAAGTTTGGACTATATCATCACCAAATTGGTGTTGGGCGCTGTCGGATCATTACCATGTCTTTCGATTTAGGTTGACCGTAGTCTCTGAACCTTCTCCAGAATTTCTT